TTCTGACACACCAACAGTAAACATTGTTAAGTTTATTGCAACAGGTTTGTTGACTTCTGGTGTTCAAATTGTAAGAAATGGCGTTAATGTTCTTTCAGCTGCACCTGAAAACTCACCAGTATTAGATCTGACACAAAATCATATTAGCGATAATATTCAGAACACTTCTAACATTGTCATCACCACAACAGGTGCTGCATCAACTGGTTACCTAGTTTTACGTAAAATTGCTGGCTGGTCTACTAAAGTTGAAGAAGCTACTTATGGTGCATATGATGATGCTACTCGTGTTGGTGCTTCAACCACAGCAAGTGGTTCTCCAGATAAGGTCTAAGCCATGAAACTAATTAGAGAAGAAGTTCAAGATACTAAATTTATCGTTGAAGATAAAGGTCTTGGCAAACCAAAACAATACTTTATTGAAGGTATCTTCCTTCAATCAGAACTAGTAAACCGCAATGGTCGTATGTACAAAGAAAGTACAATGGACAAAGAGGTTTCTCGTTACATTAAAGAAGCAGTAGAGAACAATCGTGCATACGGTGAACTTGGTCATCCAGATGGTCCAGGTATCAATCTTGATCGTGTGTCACACATGATCACTTCTCTACGTAAAGAAGGCACTAACTATATCGGTCGTGCCAAGATTTTAGAAACTCCAATGGGTAACATTGCACGTGGTCTTTTAGAAGGTGGTGCAAATCTTGGTGTTTCGAGCAGAGCCATGGGTTCCCTTAAGCAAAACAATGAGGGGATTCAAATCGTTCAAGATGACTTCATGTTATCTACAGCTGCTGACATTGTAGCTGATCCATCTGCCCCTGACGCATATGTTAGAGGTATTATGGAGAACAAAGAGTGGATATTTGTTGATGGAAAGTTTGTGGAACAAAATATTGAAGAGGTTAAATCTCTTATTAGAAAGACTTCTTCTAGAAACCTAGAGGAAGCAAAGGTGAAGGCTTTCCAACACTTTCTGAGTAAAATCAGATAAATAATAAATAAATAACAGAACTATCCAAGTTAGGAGATAACGATGTCAATCGAACAAAAAATCGCTGAAATTTTAGCAGAATCTAAAAAGCAGCAACTAGACGAAGCAAAATTTGCAGGTGCTGAAGGTGGTAGCAAGTCTACCAAAGAAAACTCTGCAGGTGGAGACACTGCTCCAATCCGTCAAGGTGATGCAGTACCAAATGGTGGTGAGACTCCAAACCCAGACAATGCACGCAACAACGTGCAAGACGAAAAGGATGCTGAGAAAGCACCAACTGGAAAAATGAACCCACACAATGGTGATCAGAAGCCAGTTAAGCCAATGAAAGAAGACATTGACGCTATGCTAAGTGGCGAAGAGTTGTCTGAAGAATTTAAAACCAAAGCAGCTACTATTTTCGAAGCAGCTGTTATGGCACGTGTTACTGCTGAAGTTACACGTATCGAAGAAGAATTCGAAGCTAAACTTGCTGAACAAGTTGAGCAGAATACACAGGGAATTATTGAACAAGTTGATGGATATCTCGGCTACATCGCTGAGCAGTGGATGGCACAAAATGAAATCGCCCTAGAGCAAGGTATGAAATCTGAGATTCTCGAAGGTTTCGTAAATGGTCTTAAAGATCTATTCGAAGAGCATTATATTGAAGTTCCAGAAGAGCGTTACGACGTTCTTGGTGAAATGGAAAATACTATTGCTGATCTTAAGTCTAAGATTGACGAACAAGTCGCAGCTAATGTTGAGTTGACAAAGACTCTTGCAGAAGCAAAGCGTACTGAAATCGTTAAGACAGTAAGCGAAGGTTTGACAGATACAGAAACTGAAAAGTTCTTGTCTTTGGCAAATGAAATCGCTTATGAAGATTCTGAGTCATTCGAATCTAAATTGAAGACTATTCGTGAGAGTTATTTCACTGCCAAGCAGTTAACAGAAGTTAAAGCTGTTGTAACTGATGCTCCAGTAGAAGTCTTGACAGAAGACAAGAAAACACCTGTTGATCCTGTCATGGCACAATATCTATCCGCACTTAATAAATAAAGGAATCCAAAATGGATCGTAAAGATTTACTTAAAAAGTGGGCACCAATCCTCGAGCACGAGGGTTCTGCTCCAATCAAAGATAACTACCGTAAGGAAGTTACTGCTATCCTTCTTGAAAACCAAGAACGTGAGCAGGGAAAATACAATGAGCAAGTTGGCGCATTGAACGAAGCTGCTCCAACTAACAGCGTTGGTTCATACCCAGACACTGGCGGTATCGCTAAGTTTGATCCAGTATTGATCAGCTTGGTTCGTCGTGCAATGCCACAACTTATCGCTTATGATGTTGCTGGTGTTCAGCCAATGACTCAGCCAACTGGCTTGATCTTCGCAATGAAGAGCCGTTATGCAACTCAAGGTGGTACTGAAGCGTTGTTCAACGAAGCAGATACTGACTTCTCTGGTACTGGTACTCACGCTGGTTCTACTTGGAATCCAGGTTCCAACACTACTGGTGCTGGTATGGCTACTTCCGCTGCTGAAGCACTAGGTACTTCTGGTGGTGGTTCTTTCGGTGAGATGGCATTCAGCATCGAAAAGACTTCTGTTACTGCAAAGACTCGTGCTTTGAAGGCAGAATACTCTATCGAACTAGCACAAGACTTGAAGAGCGTTCATGGTCTTGACGCTGAAGGCGAATTGAGCAACATTCTCTCTACTGAGATTCTTGCTGAAATCAACCGTGAAGTTATCCGTACAATCTATAGCACTGCTAAACCAGGTGCTGCAGTTGGTACAGCTACTGCTGGTACTTTCGACTTGGACGTTGACTCTAATGGTCGTTGGTCTGTTGAAAAATTCAAAGGCTTGATGTTCCAAATCGAACGTGAAGCTAATGCAATCGGTCAACAAACTCGTCGTGGTCGTGCGAACTTCCTCATCACTTCTGCTGACGTAGCGTCTGCATTGGCGATGGCTGGTGTTCTTGACTACAACTCTGGTATCACTGGTAAGAACGCATTGAACGTAGATGACACTTCTACTACTTTCGCTGGTGTTCTAAATGGTAAGTACAAAGTTTATGTTGACCCATATACTGCTAACGTAAGCAACACTCAGTTCTTCGTTGCTGGTTACAAGGGCGCATCTGCTTTTGACGCTGGTCTATTCTACTGCCCATACGTTCCACTACAATTGGTTCGTGCAGTTGACCCAAGCAGCTTCCAGCCAAAGATTGGCTTCAAGACTCGTTACGGCATGGTTGCTAACCCATTCGTTTCTCTAGACGGAACTGGTGGCTTGACTGCTAACGAAAACTACTACTACCGTAAAGTTCAAGTTACTAACTTGATGTAATAGGTAGCCGACTAGTTCGGGACTCAAGGGGATCTTCGGATCCCCTTTTTTATTTCCTAAATAATATTATGCCAAATACAACATTACCCGAAAATATCAATCCATTGTCTCCCAATGGATTTAAGTTTGCCATCACGAAATTACCTGATGTTACATTCTTTGCACAGAATGTAAACCTTCCAGGAATTACGTTGGGTGAACCTACATTTGCTACACCATTCTCAACACAACCAGTTCCAGGTGATACTCTATCGTATGACCAGTTAACGATTAACTTCTTGGTTGATGAGACTATGGCTAATTATAGAATCATCTATAACTGGATCGTTGCTTTGGGGTTCCCAGAAAGTTATGACCAGTATATCACTGGTCAAGCAGGTGACACTACTGCATATGGTGAGTTGGCAAAGAACTATTCTGATGCTGTGTTGCAAATTCTAGATAGTTCAAACAATCCAATTCAGAGCATTCAATTCTTTGACGTGTTCCCAACTACACTTGAATCTCTTTCTTTTGCATCTACTAATGATGATGTAAATTACCTAGTTGGATCTGCAACATTCAAATTCGGCTGGTATAGATTCTTGTAAGGCAAATTTGCTTTTTTTGTAATAATGCGGTATAATGTATCGCATACAATTTGAGGTTATTATGAACATAGAACAATTGCAAGAAATGTGGGATTCCGACTGCGAGATAGATGATAACTATCTTGGTGAAACATCCACAGCAACTCCAAAACTCCACGCTAAGTATTTAAAACTACTTGTCAATGTCAAACTCAAACATACCAAGTTGAGTTCTGACGCAAACATTCTTCGTAAAAATAAATTTCGTTTGTATCGTGGTGAACTATCACGTGATGAGTTAACCGCACTTGGTTGGGAACAGTGGCAGGGTGTTAAGCCACTGAAGAATGAGATGGATGAATTTCTCTCAGGCGATACCGAACTAAATACCTTGAAGGTAAAAATTGATTACCTAGAAACGATGATTTATTTTCTTGAGTCAGTTCTTGCTCAGATTAAAGCAAGAGACTGGCAGATTAAAACTGCTGTTGAATGGAAGAAGTTCCTAGCTGGGATGTAATGATTAAGATTGAAAAACTTGATGAAGTCTATGTTCGTGTGTTCTCTGATCCTAGTATCGAACAAGAGTTAGTTGACTTCTTCACCTATGAGTATCCAGGAGCAAGATTCACTCCACAATATAGAGCAAGATTGTGGGATGGAAAGGTTCGTTTGTATGATGGTGTGAGAAAGACTCTTTATGTTGGTCTTAT